CACGGAAGCGCTGCATCCGCATATTCCGCATGTTCCCCTGCTGGAACCAAACTAGGCGCTTGTTGCGCTGTCCTATGGTCCCTGCGCTGATGCCTTTCTCAACGCTCCATGTGATACCATCGACAGAATACTGCGTCCAGATTGTGGGATCGACACCGAATGCCGTTGAGCCTGTCAGGCTGACCAATTCCATGTCATGGAACAAAGCGCCGTTGCCTGCATTGTAGACGATCAGCGTGCCAAATTCCCAGCCAATGGTCTCGCCCCAGTGGGTGCTGATGTTATCGACAAGATAGCCAAATTGGGTAGTTGTTGGGTGAGCCACGTTCCAGCGGTCATAGCACCACACGCACTCGGTTGCGTTCCAGATGTCTTCATCAACAAGCGTAGACGAAAGCATGAACCAGACGGGCATAGACAGGACAGTTGATGCAGCGCCATCAAAGACAAATGTGTGACGCGGCAGGTGAACGATTAGGTGCTGGTGTGCCCGGTCAATCTTTTCCTCAATGAAGGATATACTCAACTCGGCTTCGGTATATTCCTGCAAGACTTCTTCAATCTCACGGGTGGAAATCTTTTGCGCGTTGCCGTTTGCACCAAGATAGATTGCTGGCGCTTCATTCCGACCGCCGCCGATAAACGCAATGGCATCCATGAACACGCAACAGGCAAATGTTCCGACTGTGCCTTTTTGAATTTGCGCACCTGTCACCCGTTGGAACGGAAAGTTTGCCGTTCCTACGTTGTCAAATACCTCGATGGTATAGCGATTCAGCGCATAGATTTCGTTGCGAAGTTTCCAGATCGCTTTGATCGGGTCTGGGTCAGCTTCAGATGAACCATACTTTAGTGGGTTCACTGCAAACGGGTTGTCCAATTCTGTGATGACAAGAAATTCGCCATCTGTGGTCATGTAATAACCATCGACCCAAACCACATCGAGAGCCACACCTAGATCGGGGTCAGTCACTTGTGTCAGTGTAGCGCCATCATACAGATACAGCCGACCGCCCGATGTCACTGCCAGATAGGTAAAACCATAATCAAACGTAACGCGGCCACCATCCCCAACATCGCCAATTACCGTCACAACATTGGCCGATGAAATAGAGACTAATTGTGTCCCCATCACGCGGTAAAGTGTGCCGTTCCAGTTAATCGCCCCGCGACTAATGCCGGGTCCAGTGCCTAGTTCAACAATCCCTTCGCCGGGCCGCAGATAGCCTTTTGAAATCCCATTATCTTTGGGAACAGGAACCATGTTTTTCGGATATGATGTCCGAAAGTTTGGCGATCCGTCTGCGTAGATGCCCGACAAAATTGGGATTTGCATCAACGACCTCAGAAGTTGATGTTGAGCTTGAAGTATTCAAGGCGCATCAGGTTATTCGCTGTGGCGGGTTGCGCCGTGATTGCAAACACCAGATCAGTGGTGGCATCTGCAGTCACAGATACTACTGCACCAGTAGATAGGCCATGTCCCACCGATGTTGTGGAGTTGGTAATGATCGTCGAGGAACCACGGTTAACCAAGTTCTTCTGGACAGAAACGCTTGCATTGTTTGCAAGTGCTGCCGACAGAATAGAGGTTCCGGCAAGTGTCATGCCAAGCGTTTTAACCGTGGCATTGTTCGTCATTGAGAACAGCGAGTCAATTTCCATCCCGCCGCCGATACCCATTGACCATGCAGGAATGGTAACAGATGCTAGCGTGACAACTGTGTTCGCCACTGCGACTGTCGGGGTGCCAAGGCCCAAGACATAGGGATAGTTAATGGTAATCTTGACGCCAGTTGTGTCAGCATCGAGCGCAGTGACCGCATAAAGACCATTGACGCCAGTGCCTGTTGCCCACGTCACATAGACGCTTGCACCGACAGCGATTGCCGCCGTCAGACCGTGCGCACCTGCGCTGACAAGGCGAACTAGACCAGCGTTGGTTTCATAAGTCAGCGTGGCGAAGGTTGCCGCAGGTTCGACCAGACCAACACCGGGGATGTTTTCAATAAACAGATTTGGGAAACTACGCAGAGTTGGTGTCAATCCAACATCATACTCAACTGTTGAGTAATAGTTGGTAATGGTTGCAATGCGTTCACCAGCATATGGACCAAAACCTTGTGCGCGGTTAGACAGCGACACAAGCGTGTTATTGACGCTCACAAACGATTGCTGGTTGCCAGTGCTGCCAACATACAAAGTATGTCCAGTTGGGATGATGACATCAGTGTTTGTGCTTACGTCTGTGGCGTAGATATATGTGGACATTTTGCTTTCCTTTACATTATATGCCACGCACTTGTGGCTGTGTCATATTAAGATGGCGTCACAGCGTTTGTGCCAGCCGCGTCTACCCAAGTCGATGCAGCAAGCGCACCAGTTGCCACCTTTATTTTCGAGTTTGTGGTATCCCAGACCATCTTGCCAGCAGCTTTGCCAGTGGTGTTGATCGTGTTGACAATAGAAGCGATGGTGGCGGCAGAGACGTTCTGCAAAACGTCTGTTGATGTAATCGTAGGGTTTCCCGCAACGCCATCACCATCCGCAATGCTGATGCCAGCCCCGGCAGTAATGGTGCGCACAGACGCCGTTCCAGCACCAGTGCGGGCAATCATGCCGTTCGTAGCTAAGCCAGCCAAAGCGCCAAGGTCAGCATCGTATGCCTGCACATCCACGCCAACCTCGGTGTCCATAGCCTGCTGCGCAGCATTCGCCGTGGCGGCAATGAATACTGCCCCACCAACTGCCCCTGCCCCTAGATTGGTGCGGGCGTTAGCGGCTGTGGACGCACCAGTCCCGCCGTCAGCAATGGCAAGGTCGGTGATGCCAGTGATTGCGCCTCCTGTGATAGCCACACTAGCCGCAGCCTGCGTTGCAATCGTCCCAAGGCCCAAGACGGTGCGACCATCAGCCGCGTTTGCAGCTAGGCCAAGCGATTGCCCAAACGCGCTCAGAGTGACAAACGCTTGGTTTTCAGGATACCATGAGTTGGTCACTGCATCGTAACGCATGGTGAAAGCGGTGTTGGCCGCAGCGGATGTCGGCGCACCAACTACAGCAGCACCAGACACAGAAACCGTAAGCGCCGTGATTGCCTTGGTCGTGACAATGGAAACAACCGACAGGTCTGCCACGCTGTTAGGAAGAACAACAGTCCCGGTCGCAAATGCGTTGGTTGGATTCAACACCAGCCATGTGTTTGCAGCCGCAATCGCCACTGTAAATCCAGTTGCACTTGGCGCAGAGTATTGGCTTTGCATGATTGCTACAGGCAGGTCGATTGTGCCAACAACGTAGTCAGTCACTAGCGACATGGAAGCCTTCCGTGTGTCGCCATTGTTCTGGCCCCAGACTGCTAGAAGATCGCCGCCTTGCAGTGTCGAAGTTGACGAAAGCTGATTGATGTTAGCCATGATTCACTCCAGATCAAGAATGCCATCAGAGCCAACCGTCAAAGGATCGGTAGGCTGACGCAAATAGGGGTTGTTGTAGTAGCGCCAGCCCTTGTTGCCAGCACCAGATGGAACGGTTTGATTGCCAATCTGCATCTCAATCGGAAGCGCCGATTTGCCAAGCAGTTGGCTGTAGGCGAATTTTGCGGCTAGTTTTGTGTCTGGGCTGACAGTCTTGCCATACCCACTTGAGATCCGAATGGCCAAATTCAAATACATGGCTTCCAGAGCCATGTCGGTCACGCCTGTCACTTCGTCCAGATCACTGCCACCGGGAGATGACGGCAGCGGATAGCCAACGCGGATGCCCTTGCCGTTCCATGTCGCCATCATCATGTCCAACTGGCGAAGCGCATTATCAAGCTGCTGCGGTTGCAGGTCGAACACATAATCGGCCATGCCAATTTCGGCAAACGCTTGGTTGATGATGTCGCGCTTCGTGAAGGCCATGATTTATTCCTCAACCTTTGGCTTGCGGCCACGCTTAGGCTTCTCGCTGGCCTCAGTTGTGGTCAGTGCCCAGCCCTCGGCGATAGACGCATCAACGTCAGCCTCATCCACAACGATGTAATCAAAATCGCCACCATGAAACTTGTGCGGCCCCGGAGATTTGTAGAGCATCACAGTCATGCCATTTTCCTCTTGGGCGCTTTTGATGGCTTGCCCGCTTTCTTTGCGGCCTTTTCAGCAGTGCTGAGAGCAATAGCCAATGCCTGTTTGGCAGGCTTGCCATGCTTCATTTCCAACTTGATGTTGGAACCAATAGTCTTGCTACTGTAACCTTTTTTGATCGGCATGTCAGTCCCCTTTTGAAAGTAGGGAAGGAGCCGAAGCCCCTTCCCAGTTGTTATTAGGTCTGCGAGAACAACTGAATGCCAGCCATTTCGGGCTGCAACATCACCACACCAAACAAAGTATCCCAACGATACTTGGTCTTCTGGGTGTTGATGTCGAACTGCTTCTGCATCACAAGTTCCACGCCCTGATCGGTCGTTGCACGCATGATGTCAGCGCCAGCATCTGTCGGGATAGCCAACGATGCGGGCAGCAATTCGATGGCGCTGCGGTGCCAGAAGCAGTTCACAGCTGCAGTCACAGTGTTCAAGAAGGTGATAGCCGCGCCGTTTGCAGGCGTTGCGGTCACGTTCTTATACTGCGCTTCAGCATCGGTCGAACCGCCATTGGAGATGATTGGCGGGCTGATCGTGACCACACCCGAACCGCCCGAACCAGAGACGATTGCGGTGATGCGGAAGGTCTTCAGAACGCCAGTGCTTTGCTTGGTGATGTGGTGAAGAGCAAAGACGTTTGCGATGGTGAACGCATCGCCAACTTTAACCGTGCCGCCACCGACAGCAATGGTCAGGTTTTGGTAGCGGTTGTCAACGTTTGCAACTTCACCCGTTGCAGCCGTCGAAGTGGCCTTGGGGGTGTAGTATTGGTTGGCGCCGTTGACCGTCACAGTTGTGCCAGCAGCCGCCGTCAGGCGGTTTGCATAGTCCATCTTGTAGGTCTGGAAGCCAGCCACTTCGCCAACGTAAGCGCGACGATACGCCTCGGTCGGGATTTGGATCATGGTCTGACGTGCAGCCAAGTCAGCCGCCATGCCGTTGTAGTCACGGGTGGACAGCGCATAGTTGCGGTCGCTCATCATCACGCCCTGCTCGTTCATCAGAGCATCAACCTCTGCAACATCAGTGAAGCCCGATGCAGCGGTGGTGCGCTTGGAAACGATAGTGCCTTGGTTGGATG